CAGCTTTTCGACCTCGGCGCGCTCACGGCCAGTGCGCGCTTCGTAAATGTCGACCAGCGCGCCATCGAATCCCTCGAACAGATCGGCTGCCTCCCTCATGTCGTGCCGATTTCCGATCACCAGGCCCCACGCGTTGTGGATCATGACAAATGTGCCGAGGCCCATGCGTATTTCGTCGCCGGCCATCGCGATGACCGAGGCGGCCGAGGCGGCCATCCCCATCACGTCGATGGTCACGCGCTCGGGGTGCTCGCGCAGGATGTTGTAGATCGCGATGCCCTCGAACATGTCGCCGCCCGGCGAATTGATCTTGACCGTCACCGGATGCTTTCCGATCGAGCGGAGAGCCGCCGCGGCCCGTTTGGCGGTAAATCCTCCGCCGGTCCAGAAATCCTCGCCGATCACATCGTAGATGGAGATGGTGTTGGGATCGTCGGCCTCCGCCGCTTGCGGCCGGTCGGCCCATCTCGCCAGCACGTCGGACGGCGCATCCCAGTGGAAATTGTGCGGCCGATCAAAGGTCGGGGCCTCGGGCAGCGTGCGCAGAGTCATTGGTCGTTACCTCCACCGGCGGGCGCGGGATCGGAGTCGCCGGCATCGCCGCCGCCGGCCGTGTTCGGCGGGTCGTAATAGATTCCGCCCTTGCCATCCTCGCGCGGGTTCATGTCCTCGAGCGCGCGCACCTCGTCCGGGTTCATCACACCCCACTGCAATGCCTGGGTGTAAGTCGCGTATCGCGTCCTCAGATCGCCTCGCACCAGGGCGGCGCGGTTGAAGCGCGCATAGATGTCGGGATCGGCGTCGCCGGCGAGATCGACGGTGATCGCCTCCTCCCAGGTGATCAGCCAGTCCTCGAGCGTATAGGCCACGAAACCACGGGCCTGCTGCTCGATTCCGCTGCCCCAGCTCGTCGACTTTTCCGTGTCGCCCAGCATGTGCGGCGGCACGCCGAAAAACATCGCGATGTCGGTCCGCGACAGCTTCATCGTGTCGACGAACGCCGCGTCCTCCATGCTCATGCCGAGGGGCGCGAACTCGGCGCCTTCCTCCAGCACCAGCGTGCCGGAGGTCCTGTCTCCATCCGATCGATATCGGTCGAGGCTCGCGTGCAGGAATTCGAGCCCCTCATTTCCGAGCTTGCCGGGATGCTTGATCCATGACCCGACGTTGGTGCCGTTGCGAAAATACTCGGCGCCGTGCTTGCGGGTGGCGAGCGCCAGGCCGATCGTTTCGCGGGCATATTTCAGCACCGACACTCCCGTGATCCCGTCGAGCGACATGCCGACGAGGTGCAGGACTTCGTCCTGCCGGTATGTCACCTCGCCGCCGTCCGGCCGCCGGTAATGATAGCGCAGTCCCATTGTCGCGAGCTGTTCGACCCGCACGCGGTCCGGGTTGAGCGGCACCAGCGCCTGCACGCCGCCCGCGGCGCGCGGTATTCTGAGGGCATACGCATTGCCCCTCATCAGCAGGGACATCTGCATGTGGCGCTTGAACTGGGCGGGCTTTTGCCACCCGTTCGGCCGCCGCCTTATCAGCCGCGACAGCGGATGATCCGTGGCGTCCTGCCGCGTCCCCTCATCGACCCTGCGCTTGATATCGAGCGGCAAGGTCGCCACCGCGCCGGAAATGATCCGCACGCAGCCATAGACCGCTGCGATCGAAAGGGCGGTGTGGGTGTTGACGGCCATCCCCGCCGCCGTGTCCTCCCCGCGTAGGAATGCGGCGAGCTTTTCCGGCGAGTCGATGATGATTCCGGCGCCGGCGGACTGCGCCGCCGCCTGCGCCGGGATGGGCGCGCGGCGAGCTGGCGCCGGCGCCGGGCGCCTGAAAAGGTCGCGAATCCCCACCGATCATCACCCCTACTTTCAGACGACGATGACGCCGCGCTCGCGATAGACGGAGGGCGGCTCGGTCTTCTCGGCGTTGGCGAGGCCGATGCCCATCACCGTCGCCACCACGCCGTCGATCTTCTCGGCCGCCCGCTCCTTGTCCGGCTTGATGTTGCCGGCCGGATCCTGGCGGTAGGTCGCGTTGCGCCACATCCATTCGAGCACCGGGTGGCTGCCGTGCTCGAGCGCGCCGCCGAGATAGAGGCGCTCCGTCTCCTTCGACGGCGCGGCCATCGTCCTAAACCCCTGCCGGTACAGCGTGACCGGAAGCCCATCCTCGCCGAGATGCACCGCCACCTGCGTCGCGTTCCACGGGTCGATGGCGAGCCCCATGCACCGGAACATCTCGGCGTCGGCGCGAACCGCCTCCTCGATGAAATCGTAATCGGTGACATTGCCGGGCGTCGTCTTGAGAGCGCCCGCCTCGACCCAGCGCCGATAGGGGGACTTGGGCGCGTCCCGTTCGCCGACGGTCTCCTCTGGCACCCAGAACCGCGGCACCAGGGTCCAACGCTCACCGGGGACGGCCGGCGGAAACACCCAGACCAGAGCGGTCATGTCGCTCGTCGAGCCGAGGTCGAGCCCGGCGAACGCCGGGCGGTGCGCCATCGTCTCCGGCAGCCGTTGCCACAACTCCCCATCGCGCGGCGCCGCCGTATTGTCAGCCCAGCGATGCATCGGAAACCAGCGCCTGGCCTGCTCGACCCAGACATTGAGGTGATAGCGCAGGAAGTCGTTTTGGAGTCGCGCACTCTGTCGCGCCCGGCGGCATTCGGCCTCCAGGGACTCGCGCTTGAGCGAGATGCCGAGATTCGGATTTGCTCTCGCCCACACCCGGGGCGAGGTCCAGTCGCAGTCCGGCGCGGCCTCGTAGATGAACACGTAGGTCTCGGGATCGAGGCTCTGGTCCTCGAGGACCCGTTTCGATTCCTCGTAGAGCTCGTGCCCGTACGTCTTGATTTCCCCGGCGGTGGAAATGATCGCGTCCATCGGCTGGCGGCGCGCGCCCATGCCCTGCACCAGGAAGGTGTGCAGCTTCGCATCGGGCCACTCGTGCGCCTCGTCGCCCAGCGCGGCATGCGGCGAAAGGCCGTGCTTGCCGGTCGCCTCGCCCGACAGCGGGCGCATCGACGACATCAGCGCCGGACAGAACAGGGCGGTCTTGGTCACCTCGTAATTCCTCGACAGCCCCTCCGAGAGCGCGACCATCCGCGCCGCCTTGTCGAACAGCACCGACGCCTGACTCTTGTCGACCGCGTAGGTGAACACCTGGGCGCCCGGCTCGCCGTCGCCGATGGTGAACAGATGGCCGAGACCGGCGAACCACTCGCTTTTGCCGTTCTTGCGCGGCACCCAGCCGCGCACCCGGCGATAGCGGCGGGTGCCGTCGGACCGCCGCCGCCACCCGAAGATGTTGCGGGTGTGCCGGATTTGCCAGGGCTGCAGCTCGAACGGCCGCCCGGCCCACTCGCCGTCGACGAACCGAAGGAAACGCGGAAAGAACTCGACGGCGCTGTCGGCGAGACGCCGGTCGAAATAGTACGGTGATCGAGCCATTCCGCCCTCAGTTGAGCTTGCCGCGGTGCTCGACATAGCCGAGGGGATCGCGCTGCGCGGCCTCGTCGACGTCCGGCGCCTCGGGCGCGGCCGCCTCGGGATCGGCCGGTTTGGGCCGTTCATCGCCGAACAGGTCGCCCAGCGCCGGCGGCAGCGCGGCGAGCCCGCGCATGATGTTCTGGCGGGCGACCGGATTCAGCCCGAGCCGGTCCTCGAGCGATTGCAGCACCCGTTCGATATCGAGCTGGTCCTTCCACAGCGGATGCCGGCGCAGCAGCGTGCCGTGCCGGGACTCCGACTTGAAGAACGTCGGCTTGCCCTCCAGCGCCTCCTTGCAGCCGATCCATCGGTCGAGGTAATGCGCCCAGCGGGCATACGCGGTGAGGTCGGGTCTGCGCGCGATGCGGCGCTGGAGATAGTCGCCGACCACCCGGCCGAAAATCACGCGCTCGCGCTCGCCGGTCAGGAACTCGGGCACCGTGACCTGCTCGGCCGGCAACACCGCGAGACGCGGCTCGTCGCGCTTCCTGTCACGCGCCTCGAGGGCCAGGCGGCGCTTGCCGGGGTTGCCCCTCATCGCCTTGACCTCGTCCGGCACGGCGCGCCTGCCGCGCGCCATCACGCGACCTCCGCAGTCTCGGGGCACCGCTCGGCCGCGATCTCGGCGAACGTTCGCCCGTCACCCTCGAGCACCGCCGATCCCTTGGTCATATCCTGCCAGCGCCTCGCGGTGACATCGGCGTAGGCCGGGTCGAGCTCGAGGCCCAAACACCGGCGCTCGGAAAGCTCGGCGGCGACGAGAGTGGTGCCGGAGCCGAGAAACGGATCGTACACGGCGTCACCCTTGCGCGAGTTGTTCAGCATCGGCCGGCGCATGCATTCGACCGGCTTCTGCGTCCCGTGACCGGTTTCCGACTTGCGGTGGTCGATGGTCCACACCGTCGACTGGCGCCGGTCGCCGTTCCAGTGCCCGGTCCGGCCGGCGCGGACTGTGTAGGCGGCAAGTTCGTGGTCATAGACCAGCGCCGGATCGGCGGACTTGGGCGCCGCCTCATCGACCCGCTCGGCGTAGGCGGCGGACTCGTGCTGCCAGTGATAGTCGCCGCGCGAAATCACCGGCCGCGCCTTGACCCAGACGATCTGCGCCCGCGGCTCGAAACCGGCGTGGCGCAGACTGGCCAGGACCGTCTCGGAGCGCGTGGCGGCGTGCCAGACGTAGGCCACATCGCCCGGAAACAATGCCCAGGCCGATCGCCAGTCCGCGCGATCGTCGTTCAAGATCTTGCCGACCGCGGTGGCGCCGATCACGCGGCCCCTGATCCTAGCCTCGTTTCTCCAGCTCGGATCATAGGACCCGCCATAGGGCGGATCGGTGACCATCAACAGCGGCACCTCACCACCGAGCAATCGGGTGACGGCCTTGGGATCGGTCGCGTCGCCGCAGACGACGCGATGGGCGCCGCAGATCCATAGATCGCCGGGCCGGGAGACGGTCTCGTCCGGCGCCGGCGCCGGCGGCGCGTCGTCCTCGCCATCCGTCGCCGCGCCGGTTTCGAGATGCCGCATGATCTCGTCGAGATCGGCCCCCTCGAACCCGGTCAGCGCCGCATCGACGCCCAGCGCCTGCAGGTCATCCAGCTCCGCGGCCAGCACATCGATATCCCACTCGGCCGGCTCGGCGACGCGGTTGTCGGCGATCGTGTACGCGCGGCGCTGCTCGTCCGTCATGTGCCCGAGCTTGCGGACCGGGACCTTGCTGAGCCCGAGCTTGCGCGCCGCGAGCAGCCGGCCATGGCCGGCGATGATGACCAGATCGCCGTCGGTCAGGATCGGCGCGTTGAAGCCGAACTCGGGGATCGACCGCGCGATCCTGTCGACCTGTTCGGCCGAATGCCGCCGCGCGTTGCGCTCGTATGGCCGCAGATGGTCGACCGGGACCTCGATCAGTTCACCGGGCCACGCGGAGGCATCGGTCACCTTTTCTGCAACGGCCAATCCGACACCCCGTCAAAAAAGTTTTCCCGAATTGTGCGGAATTCCGAGTGTGGC